TTAGCGTCCGATTGGACAATCACAACAACTGAGGATGGCACAGGATCCGCAACAGAGGCTTTGACCGATGGCGATGGTGGTATTTTGTTAGTAACAAATGCTGCTGGCGATAACGACCATGACTTTTTTCAGTTGGTTAAAGAAGGCTTTAAATATGAAAGCGGCAAACAGTTAGCGTTTCACGTTAGATTTAAAACTAACGATGCAACACAATCTGATATTGTTGCTGGTTTACAGCTTACTGATACTACACCATTAGATGTAACAGATGGTATCTTCTTTTTAAAATCAGATGGAGCTGCAACTATTAGCTTTATCGTTGAAAAAGACAGTACACAATCTACATTGACTTTGCCTAACTCATTGGCAGATGATACTTTTATGACTTTAGGTTTTGTTTATGATCCTAAAGATCAAAAGTTTCATGTGTATCAAAACAATGT